CCTGATCGTAATTTTCAAGCAGATCAAATTACTTTTCCGCCAACTGATGATTCTAGTTTGCCAAGTGCAGATCAACACGCAACTATGAAAACTGCTGATGGTGGTTTTTTGTTAGAGGGAAGATTTGATTTTGCAACTATTACAAGTCCTTATCAAGCGGAAGAAATGGCAGAAATTATATTAAGAAGATCTAGAGAAAGTTTAGGATTAAATATCACTGCTGGATTCAATGCTTACAAACTACATATTGGAGATATTGTAAATATTACATTATCTTCATTAGGATTTAATGCTAAAGCATTTAGAGTAATAGAAATGGTTTTTAATGCAGATTATACAATCACTTTATCATTAGTAGAACATCAAGATAGTTTTTATACATTTGCTACAAAAGGACAAGTAGCTTCAACACCAGCTACAACTCTTCCTGATCCTTTTACAATACAACCACCAGCTTCTGTAACTCTTTCAGATGAATTAATAGAATATGCTGATGGAGTTGTATTAACTAGATTAAATATATTAATTGGAGCATCAACAGATCAGTTTGTTCAATATTATCAAGTGGAAGCAAAGAAAGAGACAGAATCAGATTTTAAGATTATATCTAGTGGAACACAATTAAATCACGAATTTATAAATGTTGTAGATGATATAACTTATAATGTTCGTGTTAAAGCTATTAATAGTTTTGGAGTGTCAAGTACATATACTTCAGCAAGTAGAAAAATTATAGGTGCTACTGAAATTCCAAGTGATGTAACAGATCTATCAGTATCATTAGTTGGATCTAATCAAATGGAACTATCTTGGACTCCTGTTCTAGATCTTGATATATCTTGGTATGAAATAAGATTCCAGAATGTTACGAGTGGAGCTACTTGGAACGAAAGTACACCTTTAGCAAAAGTTGTCAGAAGAAAATCAAATAGTCTAGTTGTGAACTTTCAAACAGGAACTTTCTGTGTTAAAGCAGTAGATAAATTAGGTAATACAAGTGCAAATGCTTCGTTTGTATCAACTAATATTAGTGGTCAAGCAAACTTTGTAAGAACTCAAACAATAAGTGAATAATGGCAGATTTTTTAGGAACAAGAGATTCAAATGTAGCAATATCAACTGATAATGCTAATAGAAAAGTATTAATTCTAGATACAATAACTAGATTTGATTCAACTGTTGGAAATTTTGAAAGTGCAGAAGGACGATTTGATTTAGGCGGTACAGATTCAACATCTAATCCTACTAATTTTGAAGGTAATATTCAAAGCTCAGGTTTTTATACATTTGCTAATACACTTACTTTTGATGCTATTTATGATGTTACTTTAGGGGGTATTATTGGAATGAGTTCGGAAGATGAATATGATCTATTTGATGAAGGTCGTGGAGCTACATTATTTGAAGATGCAAAAGCACCTTTTGATGGTTCTTCGGAAATACAATGTGGAGCAGAAGTACAAGTTGGAGCAAGTACAACAAGTCTTGGAGATGTAACCACATTTCAAAAGATTGCCCAACAAAGTACGATCAAAGGAAGATATTTTAAATTTAAATGCAAGATTACGAGTGATGATAATAAAGTTAGAGCAAAAGTACACGATTTAAAATTTACTGTTAATTTTGAAAAAAGAACAGAATCAGGTGAGGATATTACTTCTTCAGCATCAGGTACAACTATTACTTTTACAAATGGATTTTTTGCTACACCTTCAATCGGTATAGCAGGACAAGGACTACAAACAGGCGATTATTTTTCGCTTACAAGTAAGTCAAAAAATGGTTTTACAATTCAATTTTTTAATAGTAGTAATGTGGGTATTAGTAGAGTTTTTGATTTTCAAGCCATAGGACACGGCTTGTCAAGTACATAAAAAGAAGGTATAAAAAGATATGGCACAAGTTTCGGATGTAACATTAGATAACCAAGGATTTGCAAGTTTTAGAACTGAATTGAATAATATTTTAGCGGCAATCAATTCACAACATTTAGGAACTTCAGCTCCAGGTTCTGTGGCTCAAGGAAGTTTATGGATTGATTCAAGTTCTTCAGGTGTCCTAAAACTTATGATGAATGACGGAACTGATAATGTTGAATTATTACAAGTTAATATTTCATCAAATGCAATAACAAGTAATATGTCCGTAACAGGAACAATAACAGAAGCCGACCCAAATGCTATTCCTTTTGCGGTCGCATTGGGGAGTTAAAATATGGCAAATAATTTTGATGACGCAACAGTAGCAATATCTAATAATAGTTTAACGGATATAGTAACTGCTAGTTCAAAGTCTTTAGTAATTGCTGGAACATTATGTAATACAGGGGGAACATCAATCAATGTTACTCTTAAAAAGTATGATAATGGTTCAACAACTGCTTTTACGATTTTAAACACAGTTCCTTTACCAAGTGGCTCTTCATTAGAAATACCTAAAATTGTTTTGAATAGTTCTGATAAAATACAAGCACAATCAGACAATTCTTCAGGTAATCTTACAGTTGCGTTACAATTATTAACACAGGTATCGTAATGGCTTATATAGGCAGAGTTCCATCAGCAGTTCCACTTGCAGTAAGTGATGTACCTGATTTGCCAACAAGCAAAATTACATCAGGAACATTTGCAGATGCAAGAATATCAAGTTCAAGTGTATCTCAACACGCAACAAGTTTTGATGATAACAATATAGTAAATGATTTATCTACTTTAGGATTAAGAGTACACACTCAAGAAAATCTTAATGCGTCTAATACTAACTCTGCATCTTTTGATGTATTTCAAGATAGTTCTGGAATTACGAATTTAACTGATGCTTCTAGAGATAGTGCAGAGTTTATTTCATGTGTTGGATTAGGCGAACACACAAACGATAGTGATACACAAAGTTTAGTTCATTTTAACAATAATGTGACAGATGAAAATTCTAATGTCACTTGGACAAATAACAACGTTACATTTAATAGTTCAATTAAAAAATTTGGTACACACTCAGGTTCTTTTAATGGTTCTAATGCTTATCTTACAGATGATAGCGGAAATTCGCAATTTTATACTTCAGGCGATTGGACGATAGAAAGTTGGTTTTATTTAACAAGTGCTTCAAGTGGTCAATCTAATCAAATATTTGAATGGAGTAATGGTAGCACCTCTAAACAAAGTGTTTTATTTGGATATTTAGATCCAGGTAATATGCGCTATGAAGTTTATGGTGGTTATAGTGGGGGGTGGAGCCTTGATGGAAGTAATTTAAACACAGGAAATAATACTATTAACTTAAATACTTGGCAACATCTTGCTTTAACAAAACAAGGAAGTACAACAAGATTATATTTAGATGGTGTTCAAAAACAATCAGTAACAACATCATGGAGCTTTTATAACGATACTAATATTGTAAGTATCGGTGGTATAAATCACGCTTATTTTAATGGTTATTTAGATGAATTTAGATTTTCTCATGTTAATCGTTATCCTGATGGAACAACTTTTACACCAAATTTAGTTTCAAATGCAACTGGTTCATTTGAAGGTAATGCAATTACAGCAGCATCAACTAACAAAATGGGTGCAGTAATTACATATCAAGATAATGCTGGAACTAATACTTTAAACACAGATATAATTTTAAAACTTTCAGCAGATAATGGTTCAAACTATTCAACAGCTACACTTACTGCACTTCCAGACTTTGCAACAGGAATCAAAATGGCAAAAGTAAATGATTTAAGTGTAACTGCTGGAACTCAACTTAAATACAAAATAGAATTTGCAAATCAGGCATCAGGAAGCAAAGAAGCAAGAATCAGAGGAGTGTCTTTACAATATTAATATGGCTATAATTAAATTAAATAACAACGCATTAACAAGTGTTACAGAACTTCCAAGTGGAGTAGGTGCTGACCCTAATGTCAAAACAGATTTAGCAAGATTAGGTTTAAGAGTTTTTACAAATCAAAATTTAGTAGCAACAAATTCTAATTCTGCAAGTTATGATGTTTTCCAAGACTCTTCAGGAATTCAAAATTTGACGACTTGTTCAAGAAATTCAAGTGAATTTATGGAATCTAAAACAACTACTCAAACAGATGTAACAAATGGAAGTACAACATTTACAGACGGATCAAGTGAGGGTCATACTATCACATCTTTTGCATCACAATGGAATACAGCAAATGGTGGTGCTTTAGGTGGTAGTGCTGGTATTTATCAAAGAGTTGGTGGAAGTAATGGATATTTAAATATTGCAAATAATAATAGTTTTATACATCAATTTGGTGATAGTGATTTTACAATAGAATTTTTTCAATACGAAACAGCAAGTAGTTCTCATAGAGGAATAATGGGTTTTTCTGATAGTGGTGTTCAACAATATCAAGTTGCAACTAATCCTACAATTTCAATTAGATGGTGGGCTAGTGATGATGGTTCAAATTGGGATCATGGTAACGGAGATAGAATTTCCGATGATAATATGAGTGGACCAGGAAATAGTGCATGGTCACATTGTGCTGTTGTAAGAAGTGGAAGTAATTTTTATGGTTATAATCATGGATCAAGACGAGCAAGTTGGTCAGGATCAGGTGTCTTAAATGATGAAAACTCAGATTGGAGACTTGGAGCAACTGGAAATGTTGGAGATGTTCATCATGGATATATAGACCAAGTTAGAATTTCAAATATTGCAAGGTACACAGGAGGAACATACACGATCCCTTCAGGAACAAGTGGTTATACAGATGATGCAAATACAAAATTAATTATTGGTTCAAGATTTAATCCATTATCTACAAGTGCAACAGGAAGTTTTGAGGGAGTAGATGTAACCCCAGCTTCAGCTGTTACAAAAATGGGTGCAGTTATTACTTATGAAGAAACAGGAACAAACACTTTAAATACAGATATAGTCTTAAAATTAAGTGCTGATTCAGGAAGTAATTTTACTACTGCAACATTAACTGCGTTACCAGATTTTGCAAGTGGTGTGAAATGTGCTAAAGTTAGTGATGTAACTGTAACATCAGGAACACAATGTACTTATCAATTAAATTTTGCAAATCAATCAGCAGGAGTTAAAGAAGCAAAAATAACAGGAATATCATTACAATATTAATATGTCTTATATAGGTAAAATACCAGCAACAGGAAACTTTGTAAAACTAGACGCAATAAGTGTAGTCAATGGTCAAGCATCTTACACTATGCAAAGTGGTTCTGTTAATTTTACCCCAGAGAGTGTAAATCACATGTTGGTCTCCCTTAATGGTTTGATTCAAAATCCTGGATCTTCTTTTACTATTTCAGGAAGCACAATTACATTTGCATCAGCTTTAAGTACAGGCGATGTTATAAATTTTATAATGGTCTATGGAAATGTTTTAGATATAGGAACACCAAGCGACAATACAGTTTCAACTACTAAATTAGTTGATACTTCTGTTACTGCTGGAAAACTAGCAACAGATTCAGTTATAGAAGCTAAAATACAAAACGATGCAGTTACAAGAGATAAAATAAATGCAATATCAACTTCATCAGCACCAAGTTTTGAAGCAAAAGGAACATCAGGTCAAACTGATGGATACATTCAGCTTAATTGTGAACAAAACAGTCATGGAATAAAATTACAATCGCCACCTCATAGTGCTGGACAATCTTACAAAATTATTTTTCCATCAGGAAATATAACTGCTGGTAAATTTTTAAAAGTAGATTCAGTATCAGGTTCAGGAACAACAGGTGTTGGTACTATGACTTTTGCTGATGGTGGAGGTTTTACTCTTGGAACACCAGTAACAGGGAGTGGTTCTAATATTACTTTTACAGGAATACCATCAACTGCTAGATTAATAATAGTAAGTTTTGATAACATCTCACATAATCATGGTAGTAATTCTGATTTTAAAGTCATACTTGGAGATAGTGGAGGTCTAGAAACATCAGGATATACTTCAAATGTAATTTATACAGGGTCGGGAAACGATCAAGGAGGAGGATCATACACAAACGGACATACTTTTTATTATCAAGCTGGTGCTTCTACTACAATTTATGGATCAGTTATTATTAGTTGTGTAGATGCTAGTAATAACAAATGGTCTTTATTATCTCATGCTGGAACTTCAGCAAATTATATTAGTGATGCCGCAGGTTCAAAAACTTTATCAGGAACATTAACACAAGTACAAGTAATGTCAGGTGCAGGTGGTGGAATAGATGCTGGAACGGTAAATATTATGTATCAATAGGAGTTAAATTATGAAAGAATTAATTGTAAATTTACAAACAGGTGAACAAAATTTAGTTGAGTTAAGTGAAGAACAAGAAGCTAAATATGATGCTATGAAAGAAGAAATACAAGAAAAGTATGATGAACAAACAGAAAAAAATAATAAAAAAGCATCAGGCAAACAAAAGCTAAAAGATTTAGGATTAGATGACGATGAGATCAATGCTCTACTAGGAGTCTAAAATGCAATTATCAAAACATTTTAAATTAGAAGAATTTACAAAATCTCAAACTGCAATTCGTAAAGGTATTAACAATGAGCCAGGATCAGGAGATATAAAAAATTTAGAAAATCTTTGTTATGAAATTCTTGAACCTATCCGTGCAAAATTTGAGAAACCAATAACCATTACTAGCGGATATAGGTCAGAGGAACTCTGTGAAGCAATAGGTTCAAAAAAAACTTCTCAACATGCAAAAGGTCAAGCCGCGGACATAGAACTATTTGGAATACCTAATATTAAGGTTGCATATTGGATACAAAACAACGTAGATTTTGATCAGTTAATTTTAGAGTACTGGACCCCAAAAAATAAGAATGATATAAATAGTGGATGGATTCATGTCAGTTATAATGAAAAAGGAGCTAATAGAAAACAAGTTTTAACCTTTGATGGTAAGACTTATGAAAATGGCTTACCTGATATGAAATGGCAAGATGGAGAGGTAATAGCATAATGGCACTAACAAAAAAACAAAAGAAACTACCAATAGCTTTACAAAAAGCTATACTTAAAAAACAAAAACAAACTAAAAAAACAAAGAGGAGGAAATAATGCCTAGAGGTGTTGGATATGGGTCAACAAGACCTATGAAAAAAAAGAAAAAAAAGAAAAAAACAAAAATGAAACCAAGTAGAAGATAATGGTTAAAGTTGCATCTATAAAAAATATAATAAAAGACCTTAAACCAAGACAACAAAAAACCATGAGGTCTCACGCTAGACATCACAGTCTTAAACACATGCGATCAATGGCTTTAGCCATGAAAAAAGGTGCAACTTTTCAAACCGCACACAGAAGAGCAATGAGGAGTGTAGGTAAATGAGTGGATTTACAACAAGCACAACATTAAGGGAGATGATAAATAAGTTTCCCATGAGAAAAAGAAAAAGAAATGTCAAAAAAAAGAAAAAAAAGAAGAGTAGCAAGAGATAAAGAAACTGATCTACCTAAAAAGTATTTAAGTGGTCTTAAAGGTTCTAAAAGAACTACAAGAGCAAGACTTATTAAAAAGGTATCATCTATATATAAATCAGGTGGATTTATACCAAGAGATTTATTAAGAAGGAGAACAAAAGCATAATGGCATCAAAATTTAGACGACCACTATCTGCAGCTGTTAAGTCAACATTAAGACGTAAAGCTAAAGCAAGAAAAAATATTACTTATGGAACTTTAGTAAAAGTTTATAGAAGAGGACAAGGTGCATTTCTCAGCGCAGGTTCTCGAAGAGTTTCAATGGCAGCCTGGTCAATGGGAAGAGTTAACAGTTTTCTTCGGGGTTCAAGAAAACATGATCTTGATTTGAGACGAAAAAGTCGTAAAAGATAAATTATGGCAACAGTTAGTCAAAAAAACAAAGAACACTTAATCCGTATAGAAGGAGAGATTGCTTTACTAAAGCATGAGATTCAAACTATACGAGGAAATCATTTAGTTCATTTAGATCAAAGAGTTTCAAGAATGGAAAAAGTTATGTGGACTATTTGTATGGTTGCTGTAACTCATCTTCTTTACACAGTCCTTAACTAAATTTGCTTTTATACATTATTCACGTTATAAGCGAAGTATATGAAAAGGATACTCGTTATATCAGATATGCACATACCATATCAGCATAAAGATAGTTTAAATTTTTTACGAGAAATAAAAAAACAATTTAAACCTGATTTTATTGTAAATATTGGAGATTTATTAGATTTTCACGCCATAAATATGCACACACATGACCCAGATCTTTACTCTCCTGGTCATGAGCTAAACGCATCAAAAGTAATTGTTAAAGAGTTAGAGTCTATATTTCCTAAAATGATTGAAGTTGATTCGAATCATTCAAGTTTGGTTTATAGAAGAGCTGTAAAGTTTGGAATGAGTCGTCAATTTTTAAAAGACTATGGAGATTTTTTAGGTACTAAAAAATGGAAATGGATAGATGATTTAACCCTTAAAATGTCAAATGGGAAAAAATGTTTTTTTACTCATGGCAGATCTGCTGATGTTTTAAAAGTATCTCAAACTATGGGAATGAGTGTAACGCAGGGTCATTATCATACAGCTTTTACTATTAAATATTGGGCAAACCCTGATGATATTTTCTGGGGCATGAATGTGGGCTGTCTCATAAACCAAAAGTCGCTTTCAATGTCTTACGCTAAAAATTTTAGAACTCGGTTTATTCTTGGATGTGGGATTATTCTTGATGGTATTCCCCGATTGCTTCCTATGGTATTGAACTCTAAAGGTAATTGGATTAAAAGATTAGTATGATAGATAAGGTTGACGAAAAAAAGGTCATTAGAAGCAAAATAAAGCGTTTTAAGAGGGGTTCAGCGTTAGATAAGCAAATTGGTGGGGAACATTACAAGAACGCAAAAATAGACCCAATAGAGCTTATTGTGGCACATAATCTTGATTTTATTGATGGAAATATTATAAAATACGCAATTCGTAAAAAAAACTATGAATCTCAAAGAGAAAAGTATGAGAAAATTAAACATTACTGTGAAATAGCATTGGAGTTAAAATGTGGTTCACATTAGGAAAACTAGCACTTAAAACTGGTGCTGAAATATACAAAAACAAAAAAAGAGCTAAACTTCTTGAAAGCGAAGCTGAAGTAAAACACATGGAGAGAGCTGTAAGTGGAGAAGTACAATTACAAAAAGTTATCCATGAAAAACAATCTAATGATTTAAAAGATGAATTCTGTCTTATCTTATTAAGTTTGCCTCTGTTAATTCTAGCATATTCTGTGTTTTTTGGAGATGCTGAATTGCAAGAACGAGTCGATTATTTTTTTATGAAATTCGAATCACTACCTTACTGGTATCAAGGTCTTGTAATTGGTGCATTTTCTACAATTCTGGGTATTAGAGGAGTCTCCGCATTTAAAAAAAAATAGTAAAAATTTAAGTTCATATATGTTAAGAACAAAGTATGAACATAGAAGATTTTATATTTGTTGATGCTGAGTTTTTCTTTGCTCCACTAGAAGATAATGAACCATTGGGTAAAGCTATATCTATTTCTTACATAGATAAATACCCATCCTTTTCACATAAAAAAGAAATATTACAAAATTTTCAAGATAATGGTTTGATACTTGTTGATTACAATATTAGTTATAGACCTATTAGTGAGGTAGATAATTTAAACCACTACAATATTACAAAACACTAAAAGATAATAGAACCTAAAACAAATCCACAAATAAAAATAATTATTTCAGTTCTATAATATAAACCTTTTACACCTAATTCTTTTTTCCAATCTTTAGGAGTCTTTCCAAATATAATCATATTAACCCTCTTGTCCTAATGCGTTAAATTCAAGATTTTGTTTTACTTCACTTTGTAAAAGCATGATCTTTGTTTTTAATTTATCCCAATCAGTTTTTGCTTTCAAATGTTTTTTTTTAGCTTCATTTAAGTCTTTAATAATTTCTCTCATTGTTGGTTCAACTATAATCAAAGACTTAATTTCTTCTGCTGATCTTTTAGTAGCATCTTCCTTATATGATATATAAAGTTTTGCATTGTGGACTTTTACCTTATCTTCAAGATCAGTAAGTATATCGTAGGCACTTGTAAATTCTTTTGAAGTTTTATCTAAAATTAAATTTATTTTTTGTCTATCAAAAGTAAGTGCATCAATATTAGAACTGGTCATCCCACTCATCATCATCTCCAGGTTGTCTTATTGGTTCTTTATAACTTTGTTGAGCTTGTGGTTGAGGTTGATAAGTTTGTTGAGGTCTAGGCATTGTTTGAGCTACTGTTTTGAAAGTGCCAACGCTTCTAGGTTTTGTCATATAAAACACAACCTCTAACAAATTATCATCTCCATGTTTATTTTCTATGGTTGATCTTCTCATACCATATTTTCCAACATAACCAGCTTTGATATATTCTTGAACTTCTGGTGTCATTGCCCATTCGTTAATTTGACTTAATTTATATTTTTTTTTAGTTAAGCTACATTTCCACATACTATTTGACATTGCGTAATATTCAAATTTAGGTGCTTGTTGACCTGTAGCTCTCATTGTAAGAGTAAGTCCGCAAAACGGCTTATCAAATGTTTTCTTTTGACTATACATCTTGTTTATTCTCCTTTTTCCATTTACTTACTTTTTTGTTAAATTTAGACTCAAGGTTTTCAAGAAATCTTGATGCCTTGAACCCTTTAAAATATACATCCTCCATTTTAAGTTTCATCATAGAAACTTGTTTGTTTGGGTCTTTAGGTATATTCACTATCCCTAAATAGTGTATTTTAAAGTCAGTAGTCTCTTCTATAAAACGCTTATAAGTTTCAATTTGAATAGCTTGATCTACATAAAAGTCTTTACTAGACTTCCAATCTAATAAAGCATTTTTACCCTTCCATTCTTTTTTGGTAACTATAACGTCAGTACATCCTGCTAAATCATATTTAGGACTATATAAAGGAAGTTCGCTTACAACCACTTCAAACTTTTCTTCCTCCCACCATGCTTTAAACATATCTACCATTCTTTTAAGAGTTTTCTCTTCTGGCAAACTTGGATTTTTACCTTTTAAATAAAGATCAATCCATTCATGCAAGTTAGTTCCAACATCTCTAGCATAAGATTCCATCTCTTCTGTTCTATTAACAACCTCTTTTATCAAAGTATTTATTTTATCAATAGGTTCATTTTTTTTTAATAAAACATCTTTAAGACCATCTAAAACCATTTTACGCTTCCAATACAAAAGACCATTTTTGTTTTGATGATTGCCAATAATTGTAGTTACGCTTTTTTTACCAACACCATCAACTTTATATCTAAAACCTTTTGCTTTGTTATCGAATAAAATGTTGTTATTTAATTTGTTGACTATCTTGATCGTCATATTTGCCCTCCCTATGCTTAAATGCTGAAAACATCCATTTAAAAGAAAACCCAAGATATTTAGATAAATTCCAAAGTTTTCTAACCTTTACTTCATTAGACCCTTTTTCGTATTTCTGTATCTGTTGAAAAGTAACGTTAATCTTTCGACCAACTCTAGCTTGTGTTTTACCTCTTACTTCTCTAGCAAATCTTAATCTACTTCCAAGTAACTTATTAAAGTTTATCTCATTAGGGTTAATGTGATATTCTCTTGCTAATTGTTCCATTGTTTTTTTAGTTCTTATAACATTGCCTCTTCTACTCATTATTTAGTCCTCCATAATCTAAATTCATAACCACCTCGATTATTTGGGAGTCTTCTACAAGTGCAACTACCATTCCCATAAAGATCAACTACATATCTTCTAAAACCCTCCATCTCTTTTTGAGATTCAAATTTTATTGAGTAACCAATCTCTAATGATTTTGCTATTTGTACTTTTTGAGGGTCTTTTTGTTTTCCTCTAACTGGTATTGGTATGTCTTTATCTATTTGCATATTATCCTTCCTAGTCTAATACAGAATGACCTCTGTTAGTTAGACAATTTCTATTGATTGTTTTTGATTTAAGTTCTTTAGCTTCAATTAAACCTAAAGTTCCCATTTCTACATATTTAGCAAAAGCAAATTTTGAGTAATCAATAACAAGATTAACATTGTCTTTTACTAATTTTTTACAATGTTGCTTATCGTCAGTTAGCTCTTCTGCTCTCGAAAATTCAAATGTACCTGATCTTCCTTTTGTATCAACGACCATATTTGGTACGCACCCTATTAAAAGAGTCACAAGTAGCGTCATCCCTAGTATCCTTTTTAACATTTTAACCTCCCTATTAAGTTTTAATGTCTTTTATCTCAAACATTTTTGGAGCTAAATCTCTTCTCTTAATCTCCAATTTTCTCAATTTCTCTTTTGTGAACCTTATCTGATCCACTACCTTGAAATACTTTTGAGATTGTTTGAGGTTTTTGATTGTGTTTAGTTGCATATAACCTCTTTATTGTTTTCTCCACTTCTACTATTGGAGTGTTTGGCGTGAATACCACGCCAAATTTCTTTTTAACATCTTCTAACAAATCAAATGATGGTGTTTTAAAAATTATAGTCATGATGCCTCGATGCTTTATTACTAATTGAGTATTTATTTCCACCTGAGCATCTCCATTTTCCATCTTTATGAAGTCTTACTCTTCTAGTGAAACCATCTTTATTAGATGTAATATTCCATTTTTGAGTAGCATTGTTAGTACAATGACCTGCAAAACCACCTGGTATTACTTCTGGTTTCCATCCATTAAAAAGTTCACTATCCATAGTTCTTATCTCTATGGTTTTATTAGAAATAACTTTTGTTATTTCATTAGGATGTATATCGCTATAACCAATTTGATTAGCAAACATTCCAACTTTTATTTCATCTTTTTTCATATTGTCCTCTTTATGCTCTCTCCATTTCTACAGCTTTGACATCTTTAAGAGATTTAACGTCTTTAAATTTTGCGTTAATTTCTCTCCATAATGGTTTATGTAAAAGGAATAAATTATTTAACTCTAAATATACTCCTCTTGCTATTTCCTGAAGTGATCTTTTCCATTCAGGGTTTTTTTCTTCTTTAATCTTGAAACTTAACTCATAGAAGTTTTTTAAATTTAAGAAGATTTTTAGTTTTACTTTGTTCATGCTTTCTCCTTTATTTTTTTTAGTTTTTTTAACATTAATCAAATGGTTACTCAAAGTTGCAATAAAAGTCAAATAAAAAGTTGTATTTAAAAGTTAATAAAATAGCCATTTTTAAACACTTTATACAAATTATAATAGAAATATTGAACTTATTTATATAATGTTGTATTGATTCGTAAAAAAGGATAAAAGGGAATCAAAGTAGCTTTATTAGGTTATTTTTAGTTATCCTTTTTTTAGTTTAATAACATGGTGGCGTTGCTCCCTCAACGCCACTAAAAAAGGGAAGGATAATATGATAAAAGTAGAAGTTAAAAAAATATGGCTTGGTAAGGTATCAGTTAGGGATTACGTCTATAAAAAAGCATTACGCCAAAAAGAATCATTAGGTATAGTACATGGCAAAGAATTTATGATTATACCTTATGAAAATCTTAAAAAAGCTAAACAATATACAAAGACCACAATTCAATCAAAGTTTAATAATAAAACATATACTTTGATAGATTTTGATTGGAAACCTTATAAAGAACCAAATAAAGATCAAGGGAACTTATGGGAAAATACAAAACCAAACTTGAACGAGAACATTTAGATAAAGTGAGTCAACTTGGGTGTATTTGTTGTGGTGCAATAGCAGAAATTCATCATATACGGGATAAGGTAGGCATGGGTCGTAGGTCCAGTCATTTCGAAACGCTACCCTTATGTCCAATTCATCATAGACTTGGAAAAGACTCAATACATTTAGGTAAGAAAAATTTTATTAAAAAGTTTGGAACTGAACGAGAACTATTAAAAAAAGTGAGGGAGATATTAGATGGACAAAAAACAGAACTCTTTATTTGAGGAGCTAAAAGAGGATTGGCAAGAACATTGGGAAGGTATGCCAGAGTTTGTTCAACAAGAACAAGATTGTTACGCCAAAATAATTATAAGATTTAGAAATGAGGATGATCTTCAAGACTTTGCAAAAAAGTTAGGTCAAAAGGTCAATAATAAAACTAAAAGTATTTGGCATCCAAAACTTACATTTCAAGATCATTACTCTAAAAGGTATAAGAGTGAATCCTAATTTTCCAATATTTGTAATATCAAAAGGTAGGTGGGAAAGTAGATTAACAAGTAAAACTTTTGAGAGAACAAATATACCTTATCGTATTGTAATTGAACCACAAGAATATGATGATTATGTAAAGTTTATTAATAAAGAAAAAATAATTAAATTACCATTTTCTAATTTAGGTCAAGGTTCTATTCCAGCAAGAAATTTTGTTTGGGATTTTGCAATAAAAGAAGGACACAAAAAACATTGGATTATAGATGATAATATTTATGATTTTTATAGATTTAATAGAAACGCAAAAAATATAGTAGAGGATGGAACTATTTTTAAATGTGCTGAAGATTTTGTTGATAGATATGAGAACATAATGTTAAGTGGATTTAATTATTGCAAGTTTTGTATAGCAAGTGAGAAATATCCACCATATTTATTTAACACAAGGATTTATTCTACAATTCTTATAGATCATAGACTCGATTTAAGATGGAGAGGTAAATATAACGAGGACACAGATCTGTCCATTAGAACATTAAAACTTGGTCATTGCACAGTTCAATTTAATGCTTTTTTAGCAGAAAAAGCTACAACTATGAGATTAAAAGGTGGAAACACAGATAGTATATACCAAAACGAAAATTTAGATTATCAAGATGGTGTATTAGAAAAATCAAAATCTTTGCAAGAACAACATCCTGATGTTGCAAAAGTTGTATGGAGATGGAATCGTTGGCATCATTTCGTAGATTATTCTGTGTTTAAAAGAAATAAACCAATATTTAAAAAAGACATAAAAATACCAAAAGGTATAGATAATTATGGAATGAAACTTAAAACTTTCGAGGAATATGTCAAATAGTGGTTATTTTCTTGCTTTTCGTAGTGTTTGGAGACATCCTGCTTTTAAAAGTGTAATTGAGTCAGCAATATGGCTATATATTGTGTCAAACGCCTCTCATAAAGACAAAGAGCTTAAATTTATGGAAAACCCAATATTTGTTAAAAGGGGAGAGCTTATTTTCCCATTACGAAAAAATGCTAAAATATGGGGTATCACTTATCCAAGAATGAGGTTATTTATACAAAGATTGAAAACAAAAAAAATGATTAATATTAGATTAGCCACTATGAATCCACATAGAGACCACAAGTACGCAAAAGTCAGCATCATTTCTGTTGTAAATTATGACAAATTCCAACAATATGATCTTACACCTAACCAGTACAAAACCACTACAAACGCATTACTAAATAACAAACTAAATAATAATACTAACATTAGTAAGGATAAAAAGGATGTTAATAGTGGTAATAACTATGATGGTTCATATAAGGTTGTATCCACTTGGGGAGACGAAGATATAGTAGAGAAAAATGGAAAAAAATACGTCAGGCACAGATGGAAAGGAACGATAAAACCACTAGACAAATAAAATGTCCAACTTGTAAAGGTAAGGGATTTTATAGTGTTGATTATGCTCTTGTAAAAGAGGAAATGCACGTCCGTTGTGAAGATTGCAATGGTAAAGGAAATATGGAATATGAAAAAGAAATCTAAATTTAGACACATTCAAATAGATAAAAAAAAATATTATTTTTATGAGATAACTTGGGTTGACCCAACTGGAGATAGTGGTTGGGCTGATGCTAAAACATTTGGAAAAATGACTTGTTCAAATGTAATAACAAATGCTTACGTTTTTAAAAAAGATAAAAAACATCTATGGACTTTTGGAAGCTATGACACAAGCGAACAAAGTTTTAGTGATCGCAATGTTTTTCCTATTGGATGTATAGTTTCTATGGTAAAAATCGAGGTGTGAAATTACCAAAAAAAAAATACAATATAATATATGCTGACCCTCCTTATAGATTTAAAACATATTCTGATAAGGGTAAAGGACGGAGTGCTGACAACCATTATGTTTGTATGCCTTTGGATGATATTTGTAGGTTACCTATTAGCGATATATCTGCTGATGATTGCATCCTATTTATGTGGATTATTGACCCTTTTCTTAAAGATGCTTTTAAGATTATTGAATCGTGGGGTTTCACTTATAAAACGATAGCTTTTACATGGTGCAAAATAAATAAGGTAAGTGATAGTTGGTTTACAGGCATGGGATATTGGACTAGATCGAACCCAGAGATGTGTTTATTAGCAACTAAAGGAAAACCAAAAAGAGAATCAAAATCAGTAAAACAATTAGTTTTTAGTAGATTACAACATCATAGTAAAAAACCTGATGTAATAAGGGAGAAAATAGTAGAATTATGTGGAGATTTGCCAAGAATTGAACTATTTGCTAGAAATAAGTATAAAGGTTGGGATAGTTGGGGTAATGAGTTATAAAATGGACAATATTAAGACAACAACACAAAAAAGACATAATCAAGTTGGGAGACCAAAACTTGTTGTAGATTTACAAATACTAGGAAATCTTGCACAAATAGGATGTCCTAATTATGAAATCGCTTCTGTATTAGGTATTTCTCAAAGAACTCTTAAAAGGAATTTTGCCAATTTTATTGAGGAGAATCGAGAGAAGGGTAAAGCTAGTTTAAGAAAAAAGATGTGGGATAAGGCAGTTAAAAAAGACAACACTCACATGCAGATCTGGCTGTCTAAAAACTATTTAAACATGAGAGATAAAGTTGAGACTCAAAATGTTACTGAGCCATTGCCATTAATTATTGAAGCTGACGCAGAAGTAGTAGATGGCTAAAAAGAAAAATCTATTTGGTGTAAATACTTATCATAAAAGGACCAGGAAAAAGCGACCAGGTAGGCATAGTAAGAAACCCAATAAAAATACAAAAGAATTTAAGAGGAAAAGATATAGAGGACAAGGTAGATGAAGAGATCAAACTTTTATCCTGATGGAGTATTTATACCTTATCAAATGCCACAAGATTTTAGACCATCACAAGGTAGAGGGTCATGTGGTAACTGCGGATTATATTCTAATAAACATGGTTTCTGTGGAGTGTATCGAACTAAAGGGGTCAAAGATACTTACGTTTGCAACAAATGGCGACAAAGACATTTCAAAAGATAATGGAACTTATAATTTTAAATGATGGTGTTTATCAATTAATCCCTGTAACAAAAGATATTTTAAAAGGTATCGAGATTATAAGTGAAGCTACTTGTTTTGATGTGTGCGATATTTTAAGACTCAAACTATCAGGATATGTAGATAGTCTTAACCTTCATGTTATGAATGATGGCTCAGGTTATCTTTTTGGGTGCATTTGTAGATAATTAATGCTATTTACAATTCATGGCAAAATTCAAAGGCAGATCTGTAAAACTTAATAAACCATTTAGGACTCCATCAGCTTCTAAAAAGTTTGGTGTATATGTAAGAAATAAATCAACTGGTAGAATACAAATAGTTCGCTTCGGTGCTAAAGGGATGAGTATTAAGAAAAATATACCATCAAGACAAAAAAGTTTCTTTGCTCGGTTTAGACCAATACTAGCAAGAGTAAGAGGTCAAAAAAGTCTCAGCCCCGCTTTCTGGGCAATTCAAAGTTGGAAAAAAGGATTTAGAATATGAGCTTATGGTTAAGAAAATTAGTTGTTAAAATTAGAATGAAATATGCTGACATAAGAGGTCATCATGGGAAAAGATGGGATTATGAGCCAGGAGATTATTATATGGGTAGAAGGAAAAAGAAATGAAAAAACTAGAACTATCCGATAACACAGGAATACAACTACCAGCTAGAAATCTGATCACAATAATAGGTGCATGTTTAGTTGGTGCATGGTTTGGATTTGGAGTCATTGAACGTATCAATGTATTAGAGACTCAAAACAAACTTAATTCAAAAGACATAGAAATGAATACTGAGTTTAGGATAAAGTGGCCGTTAGGAGAGTTAGGTTCATTACCAGCTGATAGTGAACAATTTTTACTGATTGAGGATTTAGTAAAAGACGTAGAGAAAATTCAAGAACAAATGGAGTCTATGATGCACAATAAGGTAAATATACAAAGACTTCAAAAAGATGTAGATAAAATTATTGACCAATTAGAAATTGTCAAAGACAAGGTAAGAGCAAATGGAGGATACAAATGATTGAGGTAGTTGTAGCATTAATTTTAACTTTAAATGGTTCTGTAATAGAGCATGTTTATAAAGATAAATTAAGCGATTGTTTGAAATCAAAGCGTGTAGCAGAACGGGAAGTTAATCCTGAAAGAGTCGTATTTAGTTGTAAAAAGGTAAAGGCACAAACAGAGATTTACATGGGTCAAAAGAAAATATTAAAGATTATTGAATGATGCAAAAATACACAGATCTGGAAAAAAAGGTTTTAAAACCACTTGCAAAAAATAAACTTAATTTAAGAAATAAAGGCACAGCTGATTTAGAAGTACAAATAGAAACACTAAAAAAAGAAATAGATACTCTTAAAGCTGTAATAGATTTAAAAGATTTTGAAATATCCACATTGTCAAATAATCTTAAAAAAGAGAAGGATGAAAATAATAAAAAGATTGTTGATAAGTGGTTAGACGATTTAGCAAACAATACTCCACATGCTGAGCAATTTAAATGAAGTTTATACTAACGCTGGTCATGTGTTCAATTATAGAAGGTAAAACTACATGCTTACCACCATTTCAATCACAAATAGAATATGTAGATGCTTATGATTGTATGATTGATGGATACCAAAAATCGCATGATAAAATAGTAGAACTTGGTAGAGAAGATGTTAATAAATTTAATATCTATATAAGATTTGGATGTAATGAAAGTCAATCTAACAAAACCCCAATATCGAGTATCAACTTCAAATAAAAGATTTAGAGTCCTTATTAGTGGTCGTAGATTTGGTAAAACATTTTTAACAATTATTGAGATGATGAAATACGCATCTCAACCTAATCAAACTATTTGGTACATTGCTCCAACTCTTAAAATGGCAAAAGAGATTTGTTGGAATGATCTAAAAGAAACTTTGAATAAATACAAATGGGTAGAAGATATAAATGAAACTACTCTTACCATAAGAATTAGAAAAACTAATAGCATCATATCACTAAAGGGAGCTGAGAACTTTGATAGTTTGAGAGGTAGTGGAATAGACTTTTTGGTTCTTGACGAATTTGCTGACATTGACAAAAGGACTTGGTTTGAAGTTTTAAGAGCTAGTGTTGCAGATACAAAAGGCAAAGTGCTTATGTGTGGAACTCCAAGAGGTTACGGAAACTGGTCCTATGAAATGTACCTAAAAGGAAAGCATGATGACGAGTGGGAGTCTTTTCAATACACGACTCTACAAGGTGGTATTGTTACAAAAGAAGAGTTAGAACAAGCTAAACAAGATATTGACATAAGGACATTTAGACAAGAGTTTGAAGGCACTTTTGAAAATTATGCTGGTCAAGTCTATTACAATTTTCATCCTGTAGAAAGTGTCCAAGATTATAAGCTAGATTTATCAAAACCATTACATATCGGTATGGATTTTAACGTAGATCCGATGTCTTGTTGTGTAGCTCACATAGAAAAAGATAAGGTTTATTTTGTTGATGAAATAGTAATTTATTCAAGTAATACTGATGAAATGTGCCAAGAGATAAGAGATAGATATGGAAGCAAAGCTAAAATATTTGTTTATCCTGATCCTGCTTGCAAACAAAGAAAAACAAGTGCTGGAGGTAGAACTGATTTGTCTATTTTACAAAACTCTGGCTTTAATGTTAAAGTTAAAAACAAACACACAGCAATAAGAGATCGAGTCAATAATGTAAATTCAAGACTTAAAGATTCAAATGGCGAAAGGCATATTTTCATTGGAAAAAATTTAAAAATATTGTTAAAAGGATTACAGAGACAAATTTATAAGGAAAACACAAACATTCCAGATAAAGAGGAAGGATTCGACCACATGAATGACGCTCTAGGATATTTGATAGACTATATAAAACCTTTGACTATTAAAACTCCTGGTAGTATTCCTCAAAGATGGAATCTAAAAGGAAATTATGGCGTACAGCAAAGACGAGGCACTAGATACTCATAAAGATTATAGAGAGACAATTAATAATTGGGAGTATTTTATTAGAAGTTATAATGGTGGTTATGACTACACAATAGGTCAATACTTGAATAGATATAATCTTGAGTTAGATAACGAGTTCAATCAAAGACTTGCTAATACTCCATGCGATAATCATTGTAAAAATATTATACAAATTTATTCATCATTTCTTTTTAGAGTAAAACCATCAAGAGACTTTGGTTCTATGAGTGAAGAACCTAGTTTAGAATCATTCTTAAAAGACGCTGACCTAGAAGGTAATAGTTTTAACAACGTAATTAAACAAGCTCAAAACTATGCTTCAATCTATGGTCATTGTTTTATGATTTTAGATAAACCAACAATACAAACAAGAACAAGGGCAGATGAACTTAATCAAGATATAAGACCTTATATTTCTATTGTGACTCCAGAAAATGTTTTGGATTGGAATTTCAAAAGAGAAGTAAATGGTAAATATTATTTAGATTATTTAAAAATAAGAGAAGAGGTAGATAAAGATGGAGGAACGTATTTTAGAATTTGGTATCCTGATAGAATAGATACTCTTTATCAAAAAGATCAACAAGACCCTTCCGTTATAGATACTGCCGATAATCTGATTGGCAAAATACCAGCAGTTATTTTATACAATTCCAAATCGCACAAGAGAGGAATTGGTCAATCAGACCTTACTGATATAGCTGACTTACAAAAATCAATTTACAATGAATATAGCGAAATAGAACAATTAATTAGATTAACGAATCATCCATCATTAGTTAAGACTCCAAGTGTTAATGCAAGTGCTGGAGCTGGTGCTGTAATCGAAATGCCTGACGAGATAGAACCAAATCTTAAACCATACTTACTACAACCATCAGGAGCTAACTTAAATGCAATTATGGATTCAATCCAACACAAAGTAGAAGCTATAAATAGAATTGCACACACAGGAGCTATTAGAACTACCAAACAACAAGTATCAAGTGGAATAGCTTTACAAACTGAGTTTGAATTACTTAATGCTAGATTATCAGAAAAAGCTGATAATTTAGAAATAGCAGAGGAACAAATTTTTAGATTATACGCACTATTTCAAAATGTTAATTATGATGGAGAGATTAATTATCCTGATAGTTTTAACATAAGGGATTACGCTACTGACCTTCAATTTTTTTCAATGGCAAAAGCAATGAATCTACAATCTCCAACTTTTAATAAAGAAGTAGATAAAGAAATTGTAAGAGCTGTAATTGATGATGATGAAAAACTAACACAAGCATTTGACGAAATAGATGGTCAAGCTGAAGTAGGTCAATTCACACAAGACGAAGTTCAAGAAGAAGATGTTGAAGATGAAGATGTTTAACACTGTGATATAGTAGGTGGTAATTATTTATTTAATCGTTTAAGTTTAGCTTTATATTTTTTAAGATAGGTGTTCGCTCTTTTTATTTTTGTTTCCCACCTTAAAATGTTTGCCTCAAACCTTTTTATCTTAATAACTTTTTTCTCATCATTAGATAATTTAGGTAAAGGTTTTGGTTTCAAAGAACCATTTAGCCAACCTGATTTTAAAACATACTCACAAATTTCTGCTTCTAAATCAGCTTGAAATTTACAATGATCAGGTAACCCTGGACTTCTCCATGAAAAAATATCATGGGCAACGTCATGAATTAAACGTCTCCAACCATTGTGTAATGTTGATGGATTTCCACTTAAACAAACCCAAACTTTTCTAGGTCTATTATAAGTTCTTGGACTCATTTTAACTTTTTTCCAAGTACCCAAAAACATTTTTTCTTTTTTACCAAACTTTCTAACAAGTAGCTTGTATGCTTTTTCTGCTTCCTTGTTTTCAATGTAAGGTAGTTTTTCAGGAAGGGTTGAATTTGCTTTTGAGTAAGCTACCTCCAACCCAACTTTATCACTTGTTGTTTTCATAAGAACCTCCCTGTTCTTTTAACCAACCTACTATATTCACAATGTTAAATAGCTAATTAAAAATTTATAAAAAAACTTTTAATATCCCATTATACCAAATTGACTTTTGCAAAATTTTAAGTTTTGACGAACTTGTTGAAAAGTAGAAGGTCTAAAATTAGAGGGGTTCAAAACTAGATGCGACACAAAAACACTTTTTGCATTTTTTAGGTTTTTTTGATAAGTCATTTTTATGGCTGATAAAGTAAGACAATTCACGATATATCGAATCAAAAATTTAGATAGAGCAGAGCAAGAATATTATAGAACATTACAAAGAACTTTAGATAAAATAGAAAATGATGTTGTTGCTTTAGCAGGTCGAGAACTACCAACACAAAAAGGAAAACTTATAGAGTTGCAAGCAGCCGTAGCGATTCGACCTAAAATAAGAACTATCTTACAAACAGAATTTTTAGGATGGGCTGACACAGTTACTAAAAAAGGATTTAATAGACAAGCAAAACGAATCGAGAGAGCTTTTAGAACTATTGGTAATATACCAGAGGAGTTTCTGGTCCTTACAAAAGGAGATTTAGAATTAGTTAAAAATTTAAAGCTACAAACATTTACTCAATTCAAAGATATATCAAACACATTTACAAAAAGACTATCTGATAAGATTTATCAAGATACACTTGTTGGTAGAGAATTTGTAGAATTAGAAAAAGAATTAAGACAAACGATCAATGGCATTTATAGTAAAACAAATGACAAAGAAGCACAAAAGCTAGTAAATTTTGTAAAAAGAAATAAAAATGTTAAGTCAATGCAATCAAGAGTTGACAAAGCAGTTGCAACTTTACAATCAAAATTTGGTAGAGATCGAGCTGGGGAAAACATGAGAAGATACTCTAGTCAATTATTGAATGATGGATTAAGAGAATTTGATGCCCAAGTTAATGCTAAAAAATCTCTTGATGCTGGTCTTACTCATGTCAAATATTTTGGAGACATAATTCCTGAAACAAGAAGGATTTGTAGAGATGTATTAAGTGGTGTATATAGAAAAAGGAAGAGTAATCTCTTCACTATTGACGAAGTGAGAAAACTATGGACTCAACAATCTTGGAGTGGCAAAAAGCCAGGAGACCCATTAGTTGTTAGAGGTGGTTATAATTGCAGACATCAATGGACTTACGTCAATCCTGATTGGTATGACGCAAATGGACAATTAATAATATAGGAGAAAAAATGTCAGAAGAACAAAAGGTTAATCAACCGCAAAATGATGCACAAGAAGTTGTGGCTAAAGAAACTAAAACTGACGAGGTAAAACAACAAAACACATTTACCCAAGAACAGCTTGATAACATTATCAAACAAAGACTTGAAGCTGAAAAACAAAAGCATCAAAGAATGTTAGATGAACAAAAGAAAAAAGAAGATGAAGCTCTTAAAGAAAAGCAAGTACAAGAAGCTAAAACAAAAGCTGATCTTGAAAATTTAATGAAACAAAGAATAGCTGAAAAAGACCAAGAAATAATGAATTACAAAGAAATGATGAAAAAAGAAAAGATAGATAATTCTTTATTGTCAGAAGCGTCTAAATACAAAGCTATTAATCCATCACAAGTAGTTGAGCTTGTTAAGAGTCAAGTAAGATTAAGTGATGACAATAGAATTGAAATACTTGATAATAATAAAAACATTAGGTATAACTCAAAAGGAGAGCTATTTACTATTGAAGATAAAGTAAAAGAGTTCCTAGATGCTAACCCACATTTCCGTCAAGGGTCTTACGCTGGAGCAGGAAGCCAGTCTAGTATCGAAGGTAAAACTGTAAAACCTTTTAATATTCAGGATTTAGATATGAGCAATCCAGAGGATAAAAAACGATATGCAGAATATCGTAAGCAAAGAGACTCTGGACCAGTTCGTATTAATTTAAATAATAAATAATAGAGGACAAAAACAATGGCAAACGAAAGCACAAGTTCTACACTATCGGAACTATACACAGAGATAGTGGCAGAGGCATTGTTCGTAGCAAGTGAGAGATCAATTATGAGACCACTTGTAAGAAACTATGCTGTGACTGGTGGTGGAAAGTCAGTTGAAGTTCCAATTTACTCAGCAGTTTCAGCTGCAGCAGTATCGGAAGCATCTGATTTATCTAACACAGCGATTGACCCTACTTCAAAAACAATTACTTGTTCAGAACATGGGATAATGACAACTCTTACTGATCTAGGTAGAAACGCAGCTCCAAGAAATGTTGCTGCAGATATTGGTAGATTATTTGGAGAAGCAATCGCAAAAAAAATAGACAAAGACTTAACTGCTCTATTCGGTGGTTTTTCAACTACTGTTGGTTCAGCTTCAACTGCAATGTCGGCAAGTTTAATCTTCCAAGCAGTAGCGAAGTTAAGAGCAGCAGGTGTACCTGGAGAAAATTTATCTGCAGTTATCCACCCACAAGTAGCATTTGATTTAAAATCAGGTCTTACAAATACATTTGCTAACCCGAATCCAGGCGTTGGTAATGAAGCATTAAGAACTGGTCTTGTAGGTCAAATAGCTGGAGTAAATATATTTGAAACTTCAAATATGGCAGACGCATCTGGTAATGACCCTGGAACTACAGGAGATTACAAAGGTGCTGTATTCCACTCTGATGCTTTAGGTCTAGCAATGATGCAAGATCTTAAAATTGAAACTCAAAGAGATGCGAGTTTAAGAGCTGACGAGATAGTAGCAACAGCAGTTTATGGAGTTGGCGAATTAGATGACTCTAAAGGTTGTGAAGTCGAATCTGACTCATCAATCCAATAATAATTGGATACTTTGTGAGGGTGGGAGACTGCCCTCACATTAAAATTAAATGGAGGAATTATGGACATTAGATTAACGAATGGTAAAAAAATTATTGTAAAACCAAAAAAATACTATGAAGCTAATATAGGATTTTATCAAAGAAATGGTTTTGCTCCTGTCGATGAAGTAAAAAAAGAAATTAAAAAGGCGACAAAAAAAGACATTACTGATAAAGTAGTTAAACAAAAACCAAAGAGAAAAAAAAATGTTAAAAAAGTTAAAAAGAAAGTTTAGAAAAATTATAAAGTGGATCGTAGGAAGTTATGGCTAATTTTACAGGAGCAGATGTAATTGTTGCTAGTGATGTAACAAAGTATCAACCTGATTGTTTTGAATTTGGTATTGCGTCAGGTTCTACAGAAGCAACTAATTTTTTTGCACAAACTACAAATGACATTTTAAGAGAATTAAGAATTAAATGGTGGCCAGTCTATAAAACAAATGTCTATACTGACATCACTGTTTTAAACACAGAAGAGATGGATAATACCAAAGTCAATCTGGACCAATTTGAACGAGCTGGTGTTTATTTATTTCTTGGAAGATTCTTATTACCAGCGTTGACTAAATTTAGACCAGAGGCAGAAAAAGATAGATTTGAAAGAATGGGAGAATATTATATGTCAGAATATAATAAAGAATTTAGATCAATACTTGAAGATGGTGTTGAGTATGATTCTAAACAAGATGCTTCCATTGGTGTCAATGAGAGAGAGCCGTTACACGGATTTAGAAGATTGACTAGATAATGCTTAATGTAAGAGTAATATCTAATCAAAAGCATGTCTCAAAAAAAATAGATCAATTCTTTAGACAAATACCAAGAGCTACAGAAAAAGCAGTACAACAAGCTGGGTTTCAATTAATAGCGATAATAAGAAAACTAACTAAACAAGGTGTTGATTTTAGGAGACGTAGATTTGCTCCATACTCTGAACAATATATTAAAAGGTTACAAAGAGAAGGTAAAAGGACTAATGTTGATTTAATTTATAGTGGAGAGATGTTAGGTTCATTAACTTCAAAAGTAAGAGGTAAAGGAAAAGCAACTGTTTTTTTTAATCGAGCAAGTACAATGAAAAGAGCTTTATTTAATCAAGTGATGAATAGTCCAACAAGAGAGTTTTTTGGGTTTGACAAAAGGACTGAACAAATTATACAAAAACAATTTAGGAAAACTGTAGAAAAATTAATGAAAAGAGTATGAGTGTAAGAGAAAATATAGCATCAAATGTAGCTTCAACAATAAGTGGTATTTCGAGTCCTAGTATTAAAAAGGTTACTAGACAACCATTTGATATTGATGAATTAAGCGATAAACAATACCCAGTTGTAATTGTTCAAACTAGCGAAGAGACAAGAGAAGATATTGAATTAGGAACTGGGGCAAAAACAAGGCAAGGAACTATTGACTTTGTTTTAAGTGGTTTTGTTAAAGGTGCAGAAGCAAATATTGACACAAAAAGAAATCAATTAATCACAGCTATTGAAACTGAGCTAGAAAATGATATTACTAGAAATGGTAATGCACTTGATACACAAGTCATATCTGTGGAAACAGACGAAGGGACTCTATTCCCAGTCGGTGGGATACGGATGACTATTAGGTGTATGTACACATTTAATTCAGGAACACCGTAGGAGAAAAGATGGCAAGTAAAGATAAAGTTATTGATAAAATAGAAAAAAAAATTGATGCAATAGAAAAATTACACGATAAAGAATCTTTATTGTGTGAGGAAGTAAAAGACCTTTTAAGCGAGATTAGAGAAGATCAAGTTGAAGAGGATGAAGATTGGGATGAAGAGGATATTGAAGATGAAGATGATTCCCAAGATGATGAATAATTATTTGACGATAAGTATTAAATATAATAAAAGCTAATTCATAGGAGGAAAAATGGCTGTACATCATGGAAAAGAAGGAGAAGTTACAGTAGGAGGTTCAGCAGTTGGCGAACTTACAAACTTCACTTTAGAAACTACAGGAGATGTTGTTGAAAGCACAAAAATGGCAGATGGTGCAAAATCATTTGTAGCTGGTAGAACATCTTTTAGTGGAACTTTAGACATGCACTTTGACGAAGCTGATAGTGTGCAAACACAATTAACTGCTGGTGCTAGTGTTACTTTCAAATTATTACCTGAAGGAAGTCAATCAGGCGATAGAAAATTTGAAGGTGCTGGTATCATTACAGGAATGTCAGTTACTCAACCGTTAGACGGAATCGTAGCAAGAAGCGTTACTTTTCAAGGAACTGGTGCATTGACAATAGGAACTGAATAATAATTTATGTCAATAATAGATCGAGTCAAAACACATTTTGATTCTCTAAAGACTATAACTATTGAAGTTCCAGAGTGGGAAGATGAAGAGGGAAAACCCTCTATATTCTATTCCGAGCCATTAACTCTTGAAGAGAAAAACATAATCTTTAAAAAGTCTAATAATTTTACTGACTTAACCGTACTTGTTGATTTATTGGTAATGAAACTTCAAGTTAAGGATGAGAAGGGTAATCTTAAAAAAGCGTTTAAATTAGAAGATAAATTTGAATTAAGACGTAAAGCTGACTCTAATGTAATCGCTGGTATCTCAAATAAAATACTAGCTGATGCAAATTACGAGGAAGCTGAAAAAAAGTAAATAGCGACCCTAACATTCAATCTATTTTAGTGGTCGCTGATAGACTAAAACTTCCAATACAAAAAGTTTTAGATATGCCTATACTTCATTTTAATCTATGGTTAGCTTACTTGAAAAAAGAACAAGAAGAGTATAAAAACCAAGAGAACATAGCAAAGTATAAGAAGTAAATAAATGGCGAATCAAACACTTAAAATAGATGTAGTAGCACAAGATAAAACCAAACAAGCTCTTAATAGAGTTCAAGGTGGTTTGCAAAAAGTAAGACAATCAGTATTTAATTTAAGAAATGCTTTTATAGGTCTTGGTGCTGGTGTAGTTGTAAAAGGTTTTTTTGATGCTGGGATACAAATAGAAAATCTTGGTGTTCAATTAAATGCTCTTACAGGATCAGCTGCTAATGGACAAAAGGCACTAAAACAAGTTACTGATTTTGCATCAGGTACTCCATTTGAATTAAAAAATATTCAACAAGGTATTACTGCATTAGCAACAGTAAGAGAGAGAGCTGAAAAACTAGGTATATCTTTTGATGAGCTTCTAAAAATAACTGGTAACACAGCCACAATTTTAGGTGGAGATTTTGCTTTAGCATCCTTACAAATACAAAGATCATTTAGTGCAGGTATTGGAAGTGCCGAGTTATTTAGAGAACGTGGTGTAAGAGCAATGGCAGGGTTCAAAGAAGGAGTCCAAGTAAGCGTAGATGACTCTATTCTTGGTTTATCAAAGGCATTTGGAACTGGTGGTAAATTTGGAAATCTTATAGATGATTTAAGTAAAACTTTATTTGGAACAATATCAAATTTAAAAGACGCATTTTTCTTATTTCAAGTAGAAGTATCAAAAGGGTTTTTTGAAGCACTTAAAAAAAATCTTGGAGATTTAAAGAAAACTGTTGAAACCAATAGAGAATCAATAAACGAATTTGGACAAACAATAGGTACAGGATTAAGTAAATTAATTCAAGGAACTGCAGCTACAGTTAAATTTTTAAAAGAAAATTTAGATTTATTAATAGCTGGTTTTAAATTTTTCATAGCTCTTAAATTAGTTAAGTTTTTTGCTGGTCTTACAATAGCAATTAAGGGAACAAATTTAGCAATGCTTACTTTTAATAAAACAGTAAGAAAAAATCTTTTGATAGGTTCAATAGCTCTAATAATTTCTCAAATAGATATTTTTATTAAGAAAATAAAAGAACTTACTAGAATAGGTAGTGATGACATAGAAGATCAATTAGCTCCTGGTTTAAAATTGATGACTGTAATTGATCGTTTTGGAAATGAAATCAAAATTGTTGTTAAAGATTTAGAACATGCCTCAAACGTAATTGAGGTTGGTATGTTGCCTCCTATTAAAGAAGCAGAAACAAGATTCCAAAAAATGTTACGTCATATTAAAGAAACAATTAAAAAGTTTGAGGACTTAAACAAAGATTCTTTAGAAAAAGCAAAAGAGAAGTTTAAAAATATAGGGGATACTTTAGCAAAAGCTGCGAATGAAAGTATTAAAAAATTAAGCGATACTTTAGCTAGATCTGTAATTATGGGAGAAAATTTAGCAGATGCCTTTAGAAAAATGGCACAAGAATTGGCAGTAAAAGTATTAAGTGCAGTTATTGAAATTATAGCAAGAAAAACTGTTGAACTTATGATTGAGAAATTAATTACAAGGGAAAAGAAACAACAAAGAGAACATGCTGAAGCAACTGCCATGTTATCTGGTAATCCATTAGGTTTTTTATCATTCTTTGGTGCATTTGCACATGGAGGAGCTGTATCAAAAGGAAAACCAATTATGGTTGGAGAACGTGGTCCAGAGATGTTTGTTCCAAATAGTACAGGGCAAATAGTTCAAAATGCAAGAGGTCATAGTGGTGGACCAGTTAGTGTTAATTTTAATATTAATGCTATCGACTCTACAGGGTTTGAGGAAGTGTTAATTAATAATCGAGGAACTATTACAGCTATTATAAACAATGCTTTAAATGAACAAGGGAAAGCGAGTCTAGTATAATGAGTGGTGCATTTCCAATATCATCTGCAGCTTTTGAAACACTTGGTATAAAAACTATTCAACCAACAATAATTTCAAAAACTGATAGTGGCAAAAGATTAACAAGACAAATTCAAGGTCAAAGATTTGCATTTACTGCTTCTATTATAACAGCAAAACGAAGTGATGTTTATGGAGAACTTATGGCTTTTATAATAAAACAAAGAAGTTCAAAAGAAAATTTTACAATTATTCCTCCCGAGTTAGAAGATGCAAGAGGTGTAGAATCAGGTACGTTAGCAGTTAATGGTTCTCACACTTCTGGCGATACAACAATAGCCATTGATGGTTTTGCATCTGATACAGCTAATAGATTACGAGCTGGAGATTTCATAAAATTTAATGGACATACAAAAGTCTATATGGTTGTCTCTGATGTAACAAGTTCATCAAACGCAGCAACAGTAACTATTGAACCACCTTTAGTTTCTAATTTATCTGATGACGAAGTTGTTAGTTATGATAACATTCCATTTACTGTTTATCTAACTAATGATATTCAAGAATTTGGCGTAGTAGGTGCTGATAAAGATGGTAACCTGTTATACAAATTTGAATTAGATGTCGAAGAAGCGTTATAAAATAAGATATTATATCAATGTTGATGTATTAGCTGAAGAAATTGTTGATGCTAATGAGATTGATGTAGAAAATTTAAAATTGAATCAAAAGGATTTTCCTAGTAAAAACGCTAAATGGATTATTTATGATGATATGAAAATATCAAGAAAAACAATAGAGGACTATGACGAGATCACTAACAACAGCGATAAAAAATGAACTTGCTACAGGAAACATACAACCTGTTCATTTACTTACTATTGGGTTTTCAACACCACAAAATTTAACTGATTGTACTTTTGATTTAACATCTTCTATATCTGGCTCTAGTGTAACTTATAGTTCAAGTTCTTTTCTCTTAGGTGTAAGTGAATTTACAGAAGAGACCGATATTACAAAAGCGTCTATAACAATTCAATTAAGTGGAGCTAATCAAACATTTATTGCTTTAGTTTTAAATGAAAATGTAGTGAATGATAGTGTTACTATTTTTAGAGGTTTTTTAGATAGTAGTAATGCCCTTATTAGCGACCCTTTTTTATTATATAAAGGTCAAATTGATACTTTTGACATTCAAGAAACAGAAAACTCATCTATTGTAGCTTTAGGTGTAGTTTCCCACTGGGCTGATTTTGAAAAACAAAATGGCAGAAAAACAAATAATACTTCTCAACAAAGATTTTTTGCAAATGATGTAGGCATGGATTTTTCAAGTCAAACTGTGCAAGATATTAAGTGGGGTAGAACATAATGGGTTTAAGAAAATTTTTTAAAAGTGTTACTAAAATATTTAAACCAATTATAAAGATAGTAAGTAAAGCTATATCTTGGCTTGTTCCTAAACCACCAGAATTACCAGATTTTGGAACTAGCGAATTTGACGATTTTGAAAAAGGTATTTTAGTAAATAAACAAAGTAATGATGCTTCAATCCCTGTAATTTATGGCACAAGACTTGTCGGAGGCACTCGGGTTTTTCTGCAAACTAGTGGTACAGATAATAATTTTTTATACATAGCTCTTGTATTATGTGAAGGCGAAATCAATGGAATTACAGAAATAAGAGTAGATGACAAGGTAGTTACTTTTGATGGAAGCATGGCTGATAATACTCAAAGGAGTGTTGCTAGCAGTGACTCTAATTTCTATAAAGATGGAGTAAGTTATATCACGATTGAACCTCATTTTGGAAGTGATAGTCAAACTGCATCAAGTTTATTATCAACACTTTCTAATTGGGGAACAAATCATAGGTTACGAGGTGTTTGTTATTTAGCTTTACGTTTTAAATGGAATCAAGATATTTTTGGTTCAATACCAAAAGTTCAAGCTATTGTTCAAGGTAGAAAAATATCTACTTTCGATAATAGCTCGAATGAAACTACAAATCAATTTAGTTCAAATCCTGCTTTTTGTTTATTAGACTATTTAAGAAATGAAAGGTTTGGAAAAGGTTTAGCACTTACTGACATTGATATTCCAAGTTTTTTTCAAGCATCACAAGTATGTGAAACACAAGTAACACCTTTTTCTGGTGGCTCTCAAATAAATTTATTTGATTGTAACGCTGTTCTTGATACCTCAAAAAAAGTGATAAATAATGTAAGAGATTTAATAAAAGGTATGAGAGGATTTATGCCTTATGTTGAAGGTAAATATAAATTAATTATAGAAACAACAGGTACAGCTTCTATTACTTTAAATGAAGATGATATTGTTGGTGGATACACTTTATCGAGTCCAAGTAAAAGCGATAAATATAATAGAGTGATCGTTTCATATATTAATCCAGATCGTCAGTTCCAAGTTGACGAGACTCAATTTCCACCAATAGATGATAGTTCTTTACCTAGTGCTGATCAACATAATACAATGAAAACAGCTGATGGTGGATTTTTATTAGAAGGTCGGTTTGATTTTAAAACATTGACCAACACCTATCAAGCGACAGAAATGGCAGAGATTATTCTCCGTAGAAGCCGAGAACAATTATCTTTAGACATTAATGTTGGGTTTGATGCTTATGATCTTGCTATTGCTGATATTGTAAATATCACTCATTCATCTTTAGGTTTTACAAATAAACCATTTAGAGTCATGGGTATTACTTTTAATAGTGATTATACAATACAATTAAGTTTAGTTGAACATCAAGACTCTCACTATACTTTTGCAACGCAAACACAAGCTCCAACTATACCATCTACATCATTACCCAATCCTTTTGTTATTCAACCACCAGCTGGCATAACTTTAAGTGATGAAATGATTGAATATGCTGATGGAGTTGTGATTACAAGATTAAATATAGTTATTACTCAATCCCCTGACTCTTTTGTTCAATACTATCAAGTTGAAGCAAAAAAAACGTCAGAGGCAAATTTTAAAATTATTTCTAGTGGTACTGAATTGAGACATGAATTTTTAAACGTAATTGATGGAGAAAATTACACAGTCCGTGCTAAATCAATCAATGCTCTAGGAGTTTCAAGTTCTTTTGTAAGTGCAACTCACACAGTTGTTGGTGCAACTGATACACCACAAGATATAACAGATCTATCTGTATCAATGGTAGGTTCAAATCAAATGGAGCTGTCCTGGACCCCCGTTACTGATCTGGACATAAGTTTTTATGAGGTAAGATACCAAAACGTAACAAGTGGTTCTACATGGAACGCTAGTACACCTTTAGCAAAAGTTGTAAGACGTAAATCAAACTCTTTAGTTGTGAATTTTTTACAAGGAACATATTGTATAAAAGCAGTAGATAAGTTAGGAAATAGTAGTGCTAATGCTAGTTTTGTAACGGCTAGTATTAGTGGACAACAAAATTTTACACAAACACAAAGTTTTAGCGAGTAAATATGGCAAATTTTTTAGGTACTAGAGATGAAAATGTAGCATTAACATTTGATTTTTTAGATAGACTATCTTTGACACTAGATACTATCACTAAATTTGATGACCCTCCTGTGAATTTTGACCAACCAGAAGGTAATTTTGATCTTGGAGGAACTGACTCTACTTCTAATCCAAATCACTTTAATTCAAATGTTCAACCAAGTGGAACGTATGACTTTAGCAACACTTTTGACGCTGGAGATGTATTTGATGTAACTTTAGGTGCTATTGTAAGTATGACAAGTGAAGATGAATACGATTTATTTGATAGTGGGCGTGGAGCTACACAGTTTGATAATGCTAAAGCTCCCTTTGATGGAAGTCCTGAAATAAATTGTGGAGCTGAAATACAAGTTGGTTTTGATGATACGAGCTTTGCAAATATTACTAGCTTTCAAAAGATAGCTCAACAAAGTACAATTAAAGGTAGGTTTTTTAAATTTAGATGTAAGCTAACAAGTGATGACAATAAAGTAAAACCTAAAGTGCATGATTTAACTTTTACAGTCAATTTTGAGAAAAGAACAGAGACAGGAGAGGATTTAGTAGCAAGTGCGAGTGGAACTACAATAACATTTACAAATGGGTTTTTTAGGACTCCAAGTGTCGCTATTATGGGTCAAGGCATGAGTGCTGGAGACTTTTTTACGTTATCAAGTAAGACTAAAAATGGTTTTACAATTCAATTTTTTAATAGTAGTAATGTAGGTATTAGCAAAACTTTTGATTTTCAAGCAACAGGAATTGGCTTGAAATCTTAATTAAGTAGGAGTAAAAGGAATCATGGCACAAGTAAATGACGTTAATCTGGCAAATATTTCATTCGCTAGTTTTAGAAGCGAATTAAACTCAATATTGGCAGCGATAAATTCTACTCATTTAGGAACATCAGCTCCAGGATCAGTTGCACAAGGAACTATTTGGGTTGACAGCAATACAAGTGGAAAATTAAAAGTTAAGATCAATGACGGATCTGATAATGTAGAATTATTTGAAATTGACATATCTTCAAATGCAATAACAAGTAATATGTCAGTTACAGGAACAATAACAGAAAGCGACCCTAATGCTTTACCATTAGCGATAGCATTAGGATAAGGAGAATAAATGGCAAATACTTTTAAAGTCAAAACAAATGCTGCGATGCCTGCAAGTGCAGGAACACCATTAACACTTTACACAGGAAAAAGTGCTACTACAACTGTGGTAATTGGTTTAGTTCTTTGCAATGTTCATTCAACATCAGTCACAGCTTCAGTTAAATTGGTATCAAACACATCAGATACAGAAACTAATGAAGATGTATTATTAGTAAAAGATGTATCAATTCCAGCTGGAAGTTCGTTAGAGCTTTTATCAGGTGGTAAAGTGGTTATTCAAGCAACTGATGTAATACAAATTGATTGTTCAGTTGCAAATA